GGAACGTAATGTCGCTGATGGCGGCGTTACTGTGGCGCATTGGCGCGTCACTGAAACGGAAACAGTTGGGGAAGGCGATTACGCTGTAACCTATTCTGCTTCCTCTTATGGCACTGTCAGCTTTACGCCTGACGCAAGTGCTGATGGCTTTATCGCTTTTGATGCCCTGACCGAAGCTGATGTGCTTGGCTGGGTATATGAAGAAGTTGACCAAGCCGAAACCGAAGCTGCTCTGGCTGCTGATATTGCCGGGCAGAAAACCCCTGTTACCTCTGACGGAGTTCCGTGGTAACGCAAACTTAGGAGAGACTAATGACCGAGAAACAAACAAACGTCATTACGATTAACGACAAAGAATACACTGAAGAGCAACTTACAGATGAGCAGAAGGTTATGATTAATCATATTACTGACCTCGATCGCAAGATCGGCTCTACTCAGTTCAACCTTGACCAGCTTAATGTTGGTCGCCAAGCATTTATGAACCTGCTTGAAACCTCATTGGAAACAGAGGAGACGGAATAATGGAAACTCTGATTACTTGGATTACCGCATTGATTGCAGCCGCCTCGGCTATTGCTAACGTAACTCCCTCCCTCCGGGACAATGAGTGGCTGGCAAAGCTGGACGACTTTGTGCAGAAGCTTGCCCTCAACTTGCGTAAAGAGAAATGACAGACGAAATGAAATCCACCGTTGACCTTGCAAGCGGCGGCGTAACGCTCGGCGCATTCTTTGATGCCCTGCCCGAAGTTGCCGCTTTGTTTGCACTGGTCTGGTGGGTTATTCGTATCTGGGAAACCGAGACGGTTCAGAAGCTTTTTAAGGGTGACTAGCCGTGAACTTTGGCGAGACACTTCTTGCTTACTGGCCCATCCTCACCGCAGCAATGGCTATGCTCTGGTGGTTTAGCCGGGCTATATCTTCTCTCGAAAACAAAACCGATAGAATGGATGAACGCTTGAAAGATAGCGAATCCAAAATCACTCAGCTTTTTACTTTCTTTAACCAGTCAACGCAGCGTAGGCTCGACAAATTAGACAGGCTAGAGGAAAAGGATAAGGATAAGTAAGTGAGTTACCCAACTGTTCGCAATTCGGTACAAATCGGCAGGATAGGTGAGCTTATAGCGCAAGCTGTGCTTGAGGAGAATGGGTACAAGACGGCGCGCGTCAACCACGAAGGCTTTGATTTGTTGATGTTTGACGACGACGGCCTTCCTGTAAAAGTGGAGGTAAAAAGCTCATCCCGCGCCTACGAAAAGTCTTACAAGTTTGCAACAGCCTCTGGCTCTAAGAACAAGAAATTGCTGTCCCCAAATGATTGCGATATAGTAATTATGGTGGCGCTTGATTTGCGCCGTATTGTTGTGCGTGACGTAATGGACTTAAAGCACAAACGCACCAGTCTCGGCACCTGTCACTTTCTTGACAGCGGTAGCGAGGCGACGCAAATTCGTAAGGCCGTACAGAAATACAGGAGCAGGAAATGCTAAATATATTTAACGCCGTCGCGGGCATTGCAGGGAGCTGGGTGAGTGGCAAGGTCGAAGAAACAAAAGCTAAAGCTGTTGTTCGCGTTGAAAAAGCAAAGGCTGATGCGGAAGTGCAAAAAAAAATTGCGACAGGCGAGGTCGACTGGGAAGCTAATATGGCAGACGCTACAAAGGGTAGCTGGAAAGATGAGCTGGCACTGGTTGTTCTCCTTCTCCCTGCCGTCCTTGTTTTTATTCCTGCTCTTTCTGATGATGTTAAGAATGGTTTTGAAATCTTAGCCACGCTTCCGAGCTGGTACCAGAACCTCTTATATATCGCAATTTGTGCGAGCTTCGGCATCAAAGCCAGCGATATGTTTAAGGGTCGCGGCGGAAAAAAGTAACAGCTCCCGTTGGTAATATGAAACTGTCTAACAACTTTAGCCTGCGGGAGATGACCAAGAGCCAGACAGCTCTGAGGCGCGGTATCGACAACACCCCCTCAGAGGCTCATATCGAAGCGCTGAGAGCGTTGTGCGAAAATGTGCTGCAACCTGTACGCGACCACTACGGGCGCGGCTTTACGCCCAGCTCTGGCTACCGTAGCCCTGCTTTGTGCAGGGCCATAGGTAGCCGCAGCACAAGCCAGCACGCAAAGGGTGAGGCGGCTGACTTTGAGGTGCCCGGCGTAGCAAACATCGAGCTGGCTAGGTGGATACGAGATACGCTGGACTTCGACCAGCTCATCCTAGAATTTTACGACCCCGATGACCCGACTGCTGGGTGGGTGCATTGCAGTTACAAAGCTACTGGCAACCGCAAGCAGGTGCTGATATATGATGGCAAGACTTACAAGGTATGGAGTGAGTGATGGCAAAGCAGAAAGAACAAGTCAAAGTTGAGCCGGTCAAGAAGCGCACAAGCATTGGCAGCTCGACACGCAGCAGGCCAGCAAACAAGTCAAAGCGCGCGAGCTGGAAAAGATATAGAGGGCAGGGCAGGTAGTGGCCTACTTTATAGCAGGGGGCATCGCTGGTGTGCTGTTTGTTATTGTGTTCTACAAACTATAAGGGGCGGTAAAAACCGCCCCTTATTTTTAGAGTAACTCTAAACTTCGCGCCATACCCGGCGTTCGTTTTATGTAGCCGCGCCGCTCAAGCTGCACCAGCATCGAATGCGTCGGCGTTCGGGTGCGGCCAGTCAGGCCAGCCAGCTCACCGATTGATGGCGTGTAATCATTTAGCTCTTGGAACTCTTTGATTACTTGCAGCAGCTCGGCCTGCTTGGGTGTAAGACCGGCCTGCATTACGATAGCTCCCTCAAGGTAAGCGTCTTCTGGCGATACGTCTCAGCAGGCTTAGCCGGGCTAACCTTTTCAGGTGATGCCTTGCGGGTGCGCATCGGCCACTTCACGCGATACAGTGTGTTGCCAACAGTGCCCAGCGCGCTTTCGTGGCTGCCCAGAAACTCCTTCAGCCCAGCTTCTGCCTCGTCAATGCGTTGCTCTGCAATCCGCTTGTCCCTTTTGGCGTCAACCAAATCAGATAGGTAATCCAGCGCCTCGCTCTCGTCCAACTCCAGCTCAGGCACACCATCGTCGACCGACCCGTATGCAGTGTTGCCGTCGTCACTAGAGAAGATGGGGTACCAGTCGTAATTTTTTTTACGATTCTCAAAATCAAGAATGGCACCAGAAATCATTTCCTGCGTGTCGTGCTGCACCTCATAAACAAAGATGCGCAGCTCGTTACCACCATACAGCACGCACACGGCACCCCATTGCGCGTTCGTACACATCATCTGAGCTTGGAGCTGTAGTGGCCCACGATACAGAGCTGGCGTTGTCTCAGGCTTGCTGCCCGTGTTCTTCGCCTCCAGCACGCCGCGTCCGGTGATGTCAATCTCATCGGACGTGACGCAGTAGATGCCCTTACTGGTATCAGTTTTGATGGTGCCACTGCCCGTGCCTGCGCCGTCCAGCGAGCAGGCCAGTGGCAGCTTCTCGTGAAAGAATGCCTCATCGTAATCGAATTTTGTGTCTGACAAGCCAAGCCGTTCTGCCGCCATAGCCAAGATGGCAGGTTCCAATGCGTCGCCCCACGTCATCGCCTCGTTCTGCTTGAAGTCAGCGCGGGGCTTTCCCTCCTCCGCGTCGATGCACTTCTTCAGAACATCGTTCGGGGTTTCATACGGGCTGGCGTTCAGCAGTGCGGGCACGCGTGATGCCGTAATAATATTATCAGGTGTTACTTTACCGACCATTTTAATTTCCTTTCGCGTCGATGATGGCAAGTTCAATGCCAGGGGCAAACAGCAAGGCGATGTAGCCTATGCCAAAAATACAAAGCAGTGCAATTAACTCTACAATCCACTCTTTCCAATCGTCGTCGTCACGCATGAGATACCTCCATAATGTTTTTGACAGACTGAGCGTACCAGCTCTTGCCGGTAGCCGTTTGGATGCCGAGCTTATTCAGCTCGTCAGCGATGGCGCGGAGCGACGCACCAGCGTCGCGCAGCGCATTGATTACGGGCAGTGCCTTGCCAGCAATGGCTTTAGTCTTTGCCCGGCGAACCGCACCGGCGGCAAGACCGCCAGCGCGTGGGTTAGGAGAGCCTAGCTTTATTCCGCGCTGTTTGGCAGCAGCCAGTGCTGCCTTCGTGCGCTGCGAGATTTGCTCACGCTCGTGCTGTGCCACCACAGCTCGCACGCCAAACTCCAGCGTGCCAGCGTTCGGCATATCAGCAGCGATGATGTCGACCCCGGCCTTGCGCAACGTCAGCAGGAATGCAGCGTCACGTGACAGCCGGTCAATCTTAGCAATCAAGATGGACGCGCCCAGCTCACGGCACAGCTCCAACGCTGCGGCGAGCTGAGGGCGGTCATCGTTCTTGCCGCTCTCGACTTCAGTAAATGTGTGCAGGATGTCGTCGGCGTATGGTGCGACCAGCGCCTGTTGTGCCTCCAGCCCAAGACCTGATTGGCCTTGAGCCTTCGTCGACACGCGATAGTATGCGATGTACTTAGTCATTGTTGCCGCCCTCCAAGATCGTAATTTTTTTATCAAGCTGCTCAATCTCAACACACAGACCGTCGACAAATTCTTCATTGCCATAACCATTGATGCGTGTTTCACCAATTTCGCTGTCGTAATATGTGCCGCACTGCTCACGCGCGTCTTCAATCATACCTTCCAAGCGCGCCTTCTCGTCAGCAGCCTTGTCAATAATTTGAGACGCTGCGTCTGTGATAGCGTCGTGCCACACCATCAATTCCTCTTCAGAAATGTCTAAGCCTTCGCGCTCGTGCTCTTCTTTAATTATCTTTATAAGGTGTTGGTCAGTCATCGAATAAACCTCCTGTTGTTCTATCGATTTCCTATATATAATCTCGTTTCAATCAGATTGCAATACCCCTAAGATATAAAAATGATAGCGAGGAGAAAGCATGTCTGAATTGAAACCAACACTGCTTCGGCTGCGCACTAGCACCGTCGACGCGCTCAAGCTGGAACTGAAGCAAAGCAGTCATCGTTCGATGGCATCACTGGCTGATGAGATCTTGTCCAAAGAACTGGAGCGCCGATTGGAAAACCAGAGCGCGCAATTGGACAAGCTGGTCAATGCCGCGCGCAATGTTGTTTAGCCTGGTATGGGTTTTGGCGTGGGGCGATATGGAAGAGCGCTGGATAAGGTACACGGCGTTTCCCACGTACAGCAATTGTTGGGATGCTGCGCTGGTAACAAGGCAGCAGGGTTTTAAGGTTTACGGGTGTAGAGATGTCGGGACGCAAAAGCAGAAATAAAGGCGCAGCATTTGAGCGCTGGGTAGCTAACCAGCTCACAGAGGATTTGGGTTTGGAAGAACCGCTGCGCCGCAACCTGTCGCAGTATCAGGCAGACAGCCTGCCGGACTTGGTGTGCCCACCATTTAAGATTGAATGCAAAGCCTACGCCGTCAATGGTGCAGGCACGTGGTTCCAAGATGATTGGTGGCAGCAAGTCGTCGACGCTACAGGCGATGACCTGATGCCGTGCCTTATTTTTAAGTATGACCGGCACCGGCCACGTGTTGTGCTGCCCCTCGTGGCTATCAATGAAGAGTGGGGCGAGACGAGCAGCGCGCTGTATCCGTTCGCATCTGACTGGGACTACGCAGTCGCGGTGATCAGGGAGTGGGTCGATGCCCAAGTATGAGACGGAACAAAGTCTGCGCGGCGAGAGCGCCGTCGCGAAGCTCATTGAAGAGCGCCGCGACGTGTCGCTCGAAAAGCTAAACCCGGTCTACCGTCTCGACTATGCTGCATTCCGCAAAGGTGAGGTAACCAGCTTCATAGAAATAAAGTGCCGCACGTTTGAGCGCGACAAGTACGAGACGACGCTCATTAATGCGCACAAGATTATGTCTGCCAATGATATTGCGCAGGCGTTCGGACGGCCAGCTTTCCTCGTGGTGAGCTGGACGGACTGGACTGGCTTCATCCCGTTTGCTGGGTTGGGTCAGTTTAGGATTGGTATGGGTGGCAGAACCGATAGAGGTGACCCAAAGGATTGGGACATCTGCTGCTTTATACCAGTGAGCGAGTTCAAAGAACTCTAGGTTACATGAATAGCGTTTATGAAAGGATATGAATTATGGCGTTAGGAATGAATTTTGAAGGCAAATCGGCAGGGGACATCCTGCCAATCGTCAAGTATGACGCAAAGGGCGGCGACCTCATCGCAGTCAATCGCGTGCAGGGCGAAGACGGTCAATGGACTAAGAGCGAAGTCGAGGTTGAAATGCCGACCAACTTCGTGATGGATATGGAAAACATCGAAGTCGGTTGGTTGTCGTTCGCAAGCGGTGCGCCTGACTTTGTGATGGCGAAGGTTGGTGAACCGATGCCGGGTAAGCCAAGTGACGACCACAAGCAGGCATTCCGTCTGCGTATTGCGTCGACTGACTTGGGCCTGCGTGAGTTTAGCCACAGTGCTAAGACTGTGCTGCGTTGTATGGATGACCTGCACAGCAAGTATCTGGCAGAGAAAGGTCAGCACGCTGGCCTCATGCCGGTAGTTTCAATCGAGGGCACTGAAACAATTAAGATACAGTCGCCAAATGGCGAGCTTCGGTTTAAGGCACCGAAGTGGAGCATTGTAAGTTGGGTTGATAAACCTGACTTCTTTGACGCTGCAAGCGCGCCGGACACTACTCCTGAACCGGTTGCCGCACAAGATAGTGGTGATGAAGCACCGCTGTTTTAGGTAGCGTCCGTTGGGGCGTGTCACGCTTCCCTCCCCCGCAGAGGCACGCCCCAACATCATTTTTCAGGAGTAAACGAAATGACAAACAATATCGGCGCTCACATTGAGACAGTCGCAAAGCATTATTGGGGCGAGCCAAAGGAACGGCGCGGCCATACGCTGCGCTGGGGCAATCGTGGGTCAAAGGAAGTCGATCTGCGCAAAGGCACGTGGTTCGATTTTGAAAACAACATAGGCGGCGGCGTAGTCGACCTCGTTCGTCAGAATGAGGGCGCGCAGCTCGCCGGTATCCCCGACGTGCTGGAGCGCAAGTTCGGCATACCAAAGCAAACGCAGAAGGCCATCCAGCCTGCGCAGTATCTCAGCAAGGTGTATAACTACGTCGACGCGCAAGGTGAGCTGCGCTATCAGGTCATGCGCTTTGAACCAAAGACGTTCAGGCAGCGCAGACCAGACGGCGATGGCGGTTGGATTTACAATATGCAGGATGTTGAGGCGCTGCCCTACAATCTGCAAGGCATCCTGTCGCGCCCGGACAAAACGATTTTCGTTGTCGAGGGCGAGAAGTGCGCAGACAAACTCATCGAGCTGGGTGCTGTCGCCACGACATCACACGGCGGGGCGGGTAAATGGAAAGCCGAGCTAAACAAATTCTTTGAAGGTCGACGCGTGGTTATTCTACCCGACGAAGATGATGCGGGGCAAAAGCACGCGCAGGTGGTCAGCAGTCATCTCATTGACGTGGCAAAGGACATCAAGGTTGTTGACCTTCCGGGCCTCAGCGAGAAGCAGGACGTGTATGACTGGTTGCAGAACGGGCACACACCTGAAGAGCTGCGTGATATTGTCAGTAACGCCGATGTTATAACGGATGTTATAACGTCCGACGGCGAGGTGTTGGAGCCAGTCGACGAGCCTGACGTGTATCCGACCTATAGCCTGACGTACCTACGCAATATGCCGCCGGTCAAATGGCTGGTGGAGGGCTTGCTTACAGAACACGGCTTCGGCGTCATCTATGGCGAACCCGGCGCGGGTAAATCGTTTTTAGGTATCGATATAGCTTTATCTGTTGCGTATGGGCGTGCTTGGCACGGCAACGCAGTTAAGCAGGGTGCGGTGCTGTATATTGCAGGCGAGGGCGTAGGCGGTCTTGGCAAGCGTGTTAAGGCGTGGCAGCAGCACGTCGGTATCGAAGCCGACGCGCCTATGTATGTGCTACCTATGGCGGTGCATATGACCGAGCAAGGGGACGTAGAGAAGCTCCTACGCACCATCGACAGCCTGGGGCAGGAGTTTACCCTGTGTATTGTCGACACAGTCGCTAGAAGCCTTCTGGGCGACGAGAACAGCAGCTCTGATATGGGCATGTTTGTAAGCGCCTGTAATGCCGTACAGCGGCACATAAACGGTGCTGTGGTCGGCGTACACCACGCAGGCAAGGACGCGTCACGTGGTATGCGTGGCTCAACTGCGCTACTTGGCGCTGTCGACGCGGCATTGCGTGTCAAAAAGGACGAGGATAGCTTCACCCTGCAATGCGAGAAGCAGAAAGATGCAGAGCCATTCGAGGATATGGTCTTTGATATGGTGCCGATTGCGATGCTGGGCGACAGCTCTATTGTTATTCAGCGCAGCGAGCCAGAGCAGCGTAGCGATGCGCGGCGGGCAAAATTAACCAACGATCAGCAAATTGCACTGGATGCACTACACAATGCGCTTGCTCAGCTCAAATCAAATAAGTGTGACATAGATAGATGGAAACTAGAACATCGTGTGAAAACTCCCGACCTCACAGCAGGCAAGCGAAGGGATGCCAGAGCAGCCCTACAGAGCAAACGTGTGATTTTCATCGACGACGGTATTGTCATGTTAAACAAGGACTTAGGATGAATGTGAAAAATAAAATCACATCGGATGTGATAATCACATCGTGTGTGTGTGATGTGAAACCCCCTATAAGGGGTTCACAATCACATATCACATATCACACGTGTGGAGGTAGTGATGGTTAAACGTGTCCCAAAGCCAGCTCGTGGCGTTCAGAAGATGATGCAACGGGATGGTAATAGTGTGAATGCTAAGAAGGTCAGGTCGGCGTTAGTCGAGCTTGATAAGATCGTGTCTGACTACGAACAGCGGTGGGGCATTGATAGATTGCCAGAGCTGGTCGATACGAAACTACGTGAGAAGTATGAGGCACAGCTAGACCGGCTCAACAAAGCTATCGATGCCGACATTGGCAGTGAGGTCAGGGTTGAGGCTGAAGCTATGGCGCGTGCATATGCAGCGCTGGAAAAGGTGGCGAAGGCTAACGGGCACAGCGAGCTAACAGGTGAGTTCTGGGAAGCGGCTATGCCAGATGGCAAGGTGCTGGCAATCACGCGTACGTTTGATGAGCAGCACAAGGTAGCACGCGAGCATAGGGATATGGTCGTGTATTGCGTGGAGGAAGTGGCGAACATCCTAGCTAACTGGCAGGGGCATGTCGCCGTGACGATGGCCAAGCACGAGTTTCCGGGTGCGGAAGTTGTGAGTGTGGAAGAGAAACAACAGGAGATATTTAATGACGAACTCCCCTTCTAAAGCGCAGAGGCAGTTCTCACGAGGCGGCATTGTGTGTGCTGAGTGCAATACCAAGTCCCACGGTTTCGTCACTGTAGTGACGGGTAGGAATCCAAACACGTTCAAGCAGTGGTGCCACGAGTGCTACGACAAAGACAAGGAGCGAGAAGATGTCTCATTTATCTGAGTTCAAGCGGCCCTACAGCGTGTGCCCAATGCGTGCCGCAGGTGATAGGACGCTGAAGGATACAGACCTGCGGGTGCTGATGGCGCTGTGTGCGTTCACCAACCGAGCTGGTGTGTGCTGGCCGTCAATGGCTACGCTGATGGAGCTGACTAACCTGAAGTCACGCAGCAGCATTCACGAAAGCATCAAGAAGCTCAAGCGCTTGAAGTACGTGAGGCAGCTACAGCCGAAGGACTACCAGAAGACCAAGACCGGTTGGAAGAACAACCGATACCAAGTGCTGTGGGAAAAGGATATGGCATTGCCTAGCTTGGAAGAGATACATATCGCCAAGCCATTGCAGCTCGTGCAAGACCAAGATGACATACCTGAAAGTAAAGGGGGTCTGGGGGATGCACAATCGTGCTCTCACACGCACGCTGAGGCGCTCGCCCACGCTTTCGTGAGGGCCATCCAGCAAGCGACCGGGCAGGTGGTGCTGTTCGATAACGTCATCAATCACACGCGTCGGCTGCCCGAAGAGGTGTCGGTTGAGCAACTGACGGAGGCTACGCTGGCTGTAAGCAGGGCAAGGCTAGCAAGGCGTCAGGGCGTGCCTTCCTTGCAGGACGTAGAAGAAGAGCTAGGTGTATAAAATGCAAACCAACGTATGCTTCTTTACACCGCTGCCAGCGCCAGCACCGCTTCCTGTAAAACCCACCCCTTGCCCCCCGCCCCCCTTCCCTGTACGTATGGGGGTGTCGCACAAAATTTTTGGAGGTAACGCATGAAAGCGAACACATTACTGAGAACCGCAGCCGAAACGCTGAAGAAGCGCGGTAAGGACTATGGAACGATGCGCGAGAACCACCAGCGCATTGCGGACATATGGGCGGTGATCATGCAAACTGAGGTAACACCTGAGCAGGTTGCGCTTTGTATGGCTGGCGTTAAGATGGCACGGCTGGTACAATCACCCGACCACGAAGATAGCTGGCTTGATTTGGCTGGCTACGCAGCAGTAGGCGCGGAGATATTGGATGACGGACAAACCATTGACGACTAGGGAGCAGCGAGCAGCGCTTGCGTCGGATGATGCTGACAAGCGCGAGGCGGTTGTGCAGGAGCTGGAGGCGATAGCTTCTGGTGAGGTGACGGATGTGCTGAGTTGGGACGAGTTGGGCAATGTTGGTGTGTGTGCGTCGGATAGACTGCCCGCGCGTGCGCGCCGCGCGATTAAGAAGGTTAAAGTTACGCCTAACCAGCACGGCAACCAGATTGAGGTTGAGATGCACGACAAGCTGTCGGCACTGCGCCTGCTGGCTAAGCACCGTGGCTTGTTGGAACCGAACTCTGACGAGCGTAAGCCAAGTATGATTGGCATTAATGTGACTGGCCCGAAGGCCACGACCTATGAAGTGAAGGAGGAGGACGATGAGTGATAAATGGTCTAACAACGTCATCAAGCTGCCGAAGAAGGACTATGTGCGGTTTTATGAAGATTTTGTGGAGTGTGATTTTTGCGGCCAGCAAACCCGTGGCCGCGTGTATGAGGGCAGTCAGCAGATTGAGTGCGGTGCCTGCGGCACGCCGTTTTTTGAATTTTACACTGAGCCGGGTGGTATTACGTTGGAGCTAGAGAATGGCGAGACAGACGAAGGCGCGTGACCGCAGCCCACGCCGTAAGCGTGGGCGTGACGCGAATGAAGCGTTATCTGGTCTTAATCTTGATTTTTCTGAAAGCCCGACGACGTGGAAGTTTCTGAACGACGATAGTTTTGTGCGTGGGTTGATGGGGCCGGTTGGTTCTGGCAAGACGTTTGCGTCGCTGGCTGAGGTGATGTTGCGAGCTGTGAAGCAGACGCCATCGCCTGTTGATAATGTTCGTTATACGCGCTTTGCCGTTATTCGTAACTCGTATCCTGAGCTGCGCACGACGACGATTAAGACGTGGCAGGAGTTGTTTCCTGAGAATGTGTGGGGGCCGATGCGTTGGTCGCCGCCCATCACGCACCATATTAGGTTACCTGAGCGCGATGGCGTGCCGGGCTTGGATTGCGAAGTTATATTTTTGGCGCTCGACCAGCCGCGCGATGTGCGTAAGCTGCTGTCGTTGGAATTGACTGGTGGTTTTATTGATGAGGCGCGTGAGCTGCCAAAGGCTGTGGTAGATGGTTTGACATCGCGTGTCGGACGTTACCCGACGAAGAAGCACGGCGGTTGCCCGTGGCGCGGTGTTTGGATGTCGACCAACCCGATGGACAGCGACCATTGGTGGCATGAGCTGGCGGAGAAGAACCCAGTGCGTGGTAAATACCCGTGGAAGTTTTACAAACAGCCCGGCGGCGTGATGGAGGGCACGAAGGAGCACGAGGACGCGATATACTCTGCAAATAAATATTGGATTAACAATCCTGACGCGGAGAACGTGAACAACCTGCCGCCCGGTTATTACGAGCAGCAGTTGGCCGGTAAGTCGCTGGACTGGATTGAGTGCTATGCTGGTGCCAAATATGTTTACGTGCAGGACGGCAAGCCCGTGTGGCATGAGTTCTCCGATAGCTTGATGTCGTATGAAGTTGAGATTGAGCCGGACTTGCCCGTGCATATTGGGTTGGACTTTGGTTTGACCCCCGCTGCTGTGTTTGGTCAGAAGATGCGCAATGGTCGCTGGCATGTCGTGCATGAGCTGGTTGCGTTCTCTATGGGGTTGGAGCGTTTTGCGCATCACCTGATGGCGGACATACAGCAGAAGTTTTCCAAGTCCGATGTGTTTATCTGGGGCGACCCGGCGGGTATGAAGCGCGATGAGATTTTTGAAGTGACTGCGTTTGACCATCTGCGGACGCTAGGGCTGCGAGCGCAGCCCACCGCGTCCAACGATTTTATGGTGCGGCGTGAGGCAGGTGCAATGCCGATGAATAGATTGATTGACGGTAAGCCCGGTCTGCTTGTGTCGCGTGAGTGCGTGCGCACCCGCAAGGCACTGGCCGGTGGTTATCATTTTAAGCGTGTGGCAGTTGGCGCAGGGCAGGAGCGGTTCCGCGATGCGCCGAACAAGAACGAGCATTCGCACGTTGGTGACGCATATGGGTATCTGATGTTGGGTGGTGGCGAGCATCGTATGCTTACGCGCAACCCTAACGGACGGCCACAGTTCAAGCAGTTGCAGGCCAATATGGATTTCAGTGTATGGTAGCCGATACGTTACTTAATGAGATTGTAAGAAGCGACAATCTCAAGATCGTGCCATTCCGCTGGTATCACCCTCGTTCAATGGATTTGCGTGATTTTGATTTGGTCGCCTACCAAGAAATGAACGACTATGAGGGTATGCTGCGTTACTACGAGCTGGAGCCGTTTAGTTTTACAGCTATATTAGGCGGTAAGATGGTTGCCTGTTTCGGCTCCCACATACTTTGGGACGGTGTTTCTGAGAGTTGGCTGATAGGAAGTAAGCAACTTAATAGCGTTCCGATAACGCTTACGCGAATGTGCCGCCGATATTTAGATGTAGTAGCGCGCGAACTGCAATTACACCGCATGCAAATTACGTGTAATACTAAAGATGAGCTTGCAGTTCGATGGGCAATCGCGTTAAAATTCGAGCGAGAAGGATTGCTACGCCACTACGGCCCGTGCGGTTCAGATTATATTATGTTTTCGAGGATATACGATGAGCGGTTTGTTCAAAGTCAAAATGCCTAAGCCCGATCCTGAGATTGCGGCAATGCAAGAAAAACAAGAAGCCCGGATTGAACAAGAGGAAATAAGCAAACGCCGACAGCTTGCTGCTCGCCAGCGCGCTCGTCGTACCGGCGGATCACGCATGCTTTTGTCTAAAGAACGCGGAGCCGAAACGCGTATGGGCTTAGACCCGCTGGGGACGGAGCAGTAGAATGAGCAAGCTTGTTAGAGAAGTTAGGCGGGTAGGCCGACAAGCACAACGCGTTTACGAAGACGTTGAGGATGTTGTAACCGGCAAACAAATAAATAAAATTACTGAGGCTCAGCGTGAGCAACAAGCTGCTCAGGAATCGGAACAAGCTACTATGGAGGCTGAGGCCGCACGCGAAGAAGGTATTTTGACAGGTAGGGCTGCTAAGGCTGTTGCATCTCGTCGTCGGGCTCGTCGGCTAGGGAGGCGCTCGCTATTATCCCCTAGCCGTTTGGGGGTTGCACAACCGCAGGAAACAAAGAGGACTTTAGGATAATGCCAAAAGTAATTTTAAAAGACGGAAAAACCCGTCACTTCGCATATACAAAGCCTGGCATGAAGGCTGCAAAAGAATACGCCAAGCAATATGGTGGCCGTGTTGTTGATGGTGGCATGAAATATTCAATGGCTAAGAAGAAGGACAAAGCGTAATGGCTTACGAAAAGAAGAAAAAAGAAGTTTGGGACAAGAAGCGTCCCAAAGGTTTAGGTAAACCTAAGTCCCTCTCATCCAAGCAAAAGCGCAACGCGATGCGCGCAGCCAAAAAAGCTGGGCGGCCTTACCCTAATTTGATTGATAATATGCGGGCGGCACGTGACAGCTAAAAAATACCAGAACCCAAAGGGTGGTCTAAATGATGCAGGGCGCAAGCACTATGGTGTAAAGCGCCCGGTCAAGTCAGGCAACAACCCGCGTCGCGCTTCTTTCCTAGCGCGAATGGCTGGTGTATCTGGCCCAGAGCGTGATGCAAAAGGCAAACCCACGCGCCTGCTTTTGTCTCTCCGCGCTTGGGGCGCGTCGAGCAAAGCAGACGCAAAACGTAAAGCTGCTGCGATAAGCAAACGAAATAAGGCGAAGAAAAATGCATAGTGTAGAACATATCATTAAACGCCACGAGTCCGCGCAGCGCCGTAAGGACAACTGGCGACAAGTCTACGAGGACTGCTACGAGTTTGCTCTGCCGCAGCGCAACCTTTATGACGGTTACTATGAGGGCGGCGGCGCACCAGGCCAGAATAAAATGGCGCGTGTGTTTGACAGTACTGCCATTAATGCAACGCAACGATTTGCCAACCGCATTCAGGCTGGCCTGTTTCCACCCTACGGAGAGTGGTGCCGCTTAGAGCCGGGGCCAGATATTCCCGAAGAGCGCCGCATTGAAGCGCAAGCTGCGCTTGACGTATATCGTGACAAGATGTTTGCGCTGCTGCGCCAAACAAACTTCGACCTAGCTATGGGTGAGTTCCTGATGGACTTAGCTGTCGGCACCGCTGTTATGCTTGTGCAGCCGGGTGACGACATAACACCTATCCGCTTCACAGCAGTGCCGCAGTATTTGGTTGCGATTGAGGAGGGCGCGCACGGTAAGGTCGATAATGTCTACCGCCGCATGCGCCTGAAGGCTGAGGCCGTTTCGCAGCACTGGACTGATGTTGAAATTCCTGACCGCCTTGCGCGCATGATTGAGGAAAAGCCAACCGAAGAAATTGAATTGCTTGAAGCCACATTGTACGACGCTGAGCGTGGCGACTATTGCTACTACGTCATTTGGCCGGAAGGCAAGGCGCAACTTCTGATGCGCCGCATGAAATCTAGCCCGTGGATTGTAGCTCGCTACATGAAGGTGGCTGGTGAAGTATATGGCCGTGGCCCCCTAGTCACAGCCATCCCCGACATCAAGACGCTGAACAAGACAAAAGAGCTGCTATTGAAAAATGCGTCCCTGTCTATTGCAGGTGTTTATACAGCCGCTGATGACGGGGTACTAAATCCGCAGACTGTGCGCATCGCGCCGGGTGCGATTATTCCAGTAGCACGCAACGGCGGGCCGCAAGGTGAAAGCCTGCGTATGCTGCCCCGCTCTGGTGACTTTAACGTCAGCCAGCTCGTCATCAATGACTTGGTTATGAACATCAAGAAAATTATGCTCGACGATACGCTGCCGCCCGATAACATGTCAGCTCGCAGCGCAACTGAGATTGCTGAGCGAATGAAAGAGCTGGCACAAAATCTTGGCTCAGCCTTTGGCCGCCTGATTACTGAGACGATGGTACCGATGGTCGCGCGCATTTTATCTGTAATGGATGATCGCGGCATTATTGAAATGCCACTGCGCGTCAACGGGCTTGAGGTTAAGGTTACACCAGTATCGCCCATTGCACAGGCCCAAAGTATGGGTGACATCGAAAAAATTATGCAGTGGGTACAGCTCTCAACATCGCTTGGGCCGATGGGCCAAATGTCTGTCAAAGTGGACGGCATATCAGACCACATTGCTGACAAACTTGGTATCCCAGCTAACCTTAGAACCACGCCTCAAGAACGTGAGCAAATGATGCAGCAGGCGATGGAAGCCATACAAGAAGCGCCGGATGAAGAGATTCCGGCTGAAGAGAGTTGAGGTGGCTGATGCGTTTCGTCATACCAATCATAAGGGAGGGTGACGGGACAACGTTCAATCGTGGTGCGCCGGGCGTATCACGTTGGGCGGGTAGGTGGGGCGAGCACTTTTTGCGCCAACGCTACCCACAAACTTGGATGGTTAGGAAGGTTTTGAACAATGTCAGAGACTATCTTACAACCCACTGAAGGGTGGGACGGACTGCGCTCAGTTGAGCCGCAGCTCCGCGCAACACAGCAGGACAATCAGGACGACATAGACCGATTGTATTTGCGTGTGTTCGGCAGCGATGACGGGCAGGAGCTATTGCAGCACCTGCGTTCGCTGACGATTGAACAGCCCACGTGGTATCCAGGCGAAGAGGCTTCGCACGGTTACGCACGCGAAGGGCAAAACTCAATGGTTCGAGAAATCGAACGTAGAATTAGGAGAGCATCAGAATTATGAGTGAAGACGAAGGCCTGATGGCCCAAGCCTCTGTAGAGAGCGAGGATAACCAGCAGCCGGAGCAAGAAGCGATTTCCCATCTTGAGCCGGATAACCAACCTAGCGTAGACGACGTTACGGTAGCGGCAGAAGGTGAGGACATTGAGTTCACCCGCGAAGACTGGTTCCCTGAAAAATTTTGGAACGACGAAAGCGGCCCAGACATTGAAAATTTAGCCAAGAGCTATTCTGAGCTGCAAAAAAAATTCTCACAAGGAAAGCATAAGGCGCCGGAAAATTACGACACAAAGTTTTTTAACGACGCTAACATCGAGGAAGATGACCCGCTTCTTTCGACTTATTCTGACTGGGCCAAAGAGAACGGCATAAGCCAAGCTGCCTTTGAAGAGCTTGGTGCAAAGTTTGTCGAGATGGCTGGTCAGGCTGAGGCTGAAGAGCAGCTTTCTTATGATGAAGAATATAAGGCTCTTGGCCCAAATGCCGACCTAACCCTCAAGTCTATGACAGAGTGGGCACAGGGTCTAGTGCGTAAGGGCATATGGGGCAGTGACGATTTTGAAGAGTTTAAGATTATGGGCGGTACAGCCCAGGGTATTAAGGCTCTACAGAAAGTTCGCAACTACTATGGAGATCAAACCGTTCCTGTAAATGTCGGTGAGCCAGAAGGTGCGCCGTCAAAAGAGGAACTGCAATCTATGGTTGCCGACCCGCGTTATGTCAGTGATCCGTCGTTCCGTATTAAAGTTGAAAAGCTCTTTGAGCAGACTTATGGAAATAACGACTACAATCCTGTATAATAGGATTGTTCATGAAAACCTCCGGGGGCGACGCTGTTTACAGTGTCGCCCTTTTTCTTTATAATCTGATTTGTTGGATAACCTTTTGGCCTGACAAGAACCGCTCCGGGGCGCAGCGCGAACGCCCAAGTCACAGCCCGGCAACGGATACCTGTAACGAAACTTTGTATTAACCACTTCTGAAAGGAACCCGTAATGGCACAAGGCATTACTTCAGCTTTCGTTCAGTTGTTCGATGCAGAGGTCAAACAGGCATATCAAGGCGCACGCGCCCTTGCCGGTGTGACCCGTGAGCGTAACAACGTCGAAGGCAACCAGGTGAAGTTCCCGAAAATCGGGAAGGGCACCGCTACTGTTCGCGTTCCGCAGACTGATGTAACTCCGTTGAACGTGACTTATTCGCAAGTCACCGCAACTATGTCGGACTACATCGCTGCTGAATATTCCGATATTTTCCATCAGCAAAAAGTCAACTTTGACGAGCGCCGTGAGCTTGTTCAAGTTGTCGGTAACGCTATTGGTCGTCGTATGGATCAGCTCGTCATTGATGCTATCAATGCAGCTTCTAGCCCATCGACTGTTAGCACCGATATTGGTGGCTCAGGCACGAACCTGAATCTCGCCAAATTGCTGGCTGCTAAAAAGGCATTGGATGCCAAAAACGTACCGGCCGAAGGCCGCTGCGCAGTCATCCACGCTAATGGCTTGTCATCTCTGTTGGACGAAACCGAACTGACCAGCTCAGACTTTGCAACTGTCAAGGCTCTGTCGACTGGTGAAATTGACACCTTCTTGGGCTTCAAGTTCATCACTGTTGGTGACCGTGATGAAGGTGGCTTGCCGCTTTCTGGTGGCGTTCGTACCAATCTGTTCTTCCACCGCGATGCGGCTGGCCTGGGCATTGGTATGGGTCAACGTTCGGAAATCAACTATGTTGCTGAAAAAACGTCGTTCCTCGTTTCTTCAATGTTCTCGGCTGGTGCCGTCTCCATTGATGACGAAGGTATCGTCAAAGTCAGCGCAACCGAGTAGGAGACTGAACTATGGCATACTCAAACACTGGTTTGAACACCGTAGCTGCCTCCAAGCGTGGTAACGCTCCGAGCATCTACACCTACACGTCAGCCGACGCTATCGCCACTGTGAACACTTCAGGTTATTTCAATGACCTGTCTGACACTTTGGCTGTTGGTGACATCATCTTCGTTCATGACAGCGCAACCCCAACGATGTCTATCGTTGTTGTTCTGTCGAACGCATCTGGTGTTGTTGACGTTTCTGACGGCACAGCCGTTAGCGTCGCAGACGCAGACTAATCCGGCTGGGGGTGGCTACGGTCACCCCCATCCTTTTTTTGGAGGCATAAATGGCTGCTGGCGATACTAAACTTTCTATATGTTCTGATGCACTTGTTATGCTCGGCGCGTCTCCGCTGTCGAGTTTTTCTGACAGTACGGATGAAGCAACTATTGCTGACCGGCTATATGACGATGTGCGTGATACGCTGATTATGCAGTATCCCTATAGCTGGACTATTAAAAAAGTTAAATTGTCCCGCCTTGCCTCTGCCCCGATAAACGAGTGGAAATATAAATACGCTCTGCCAGGTGACATACTTGGCAACCCTAAGGCTGTATTTATAACGTCATCTGTTGGTGGACGTTCTGTTCGTGATTTTGAGATTTATTCTGGCGGCTTGTACACGGATTTTGAAGAAGTATGGATTGATTACCAATTCCTACCAGAGCCCGCCATTTTCCCGCCATACTTTGTTCACCTGTTAAGAACAGCTTTGGCGGCTGAGTTTGCTGAGCCCATCACAGACCAAATAACTAAAGCTGATTATTTCTACAACCGAGCCTACGGTTCTCCGTCTGAAAACATGCGTGGCGGGTTGGTGCGCGTAGCAATTAACATTGATGGGGCTGACCGGCCACCTCAAACTATTCAAGAGTTCCCGCTTACGGACGTTAGATAATGTCGCGCATAATCCAAGTGCAGAACAATTTTACTGCGGGTGAGCTCGACCCAAAGCTTCGTGCGCGTACAGATATTGAGCAATATTCATCTGGGTTGGCCGAGGCTGATAATGTTATTATCCACCCTCAGGGCGGCGTGACCCGTCGAGACGGAACAAGATTTCTTTTCGATATACCTGCACCAGATTTTCGCTCAAGATTAGTGTCGTTTGAGTTTAGCATCGACGACAGCTATATGCTTGTTTTTAACAATAAAAGAATGTTTGTGTTTAAGGATCAACAGTTGGTAACAAACATAAACGGGTCTGGCTTTGATTATTTAGGATTAACATCATTTATTTCTGTTAATTCAATAATAGAAGAAATGAACTGGGTGCAATCTGCTGATACGCTTATACTTGTTCATAAAGACATTCAGCCGCTAAAAATTGTGCGTGGTGCAACAGACGCGGATTGGACGGCATCCAGCATTTCATTTGATTACATACCCAGGTTTGCCTTTACTTTAACAGCGACAACCGGGACAAATTACAACACAGGCGTCCCGCATGACCATATTGAACCATCTGCCACAAGCGGTAACCTTACAATAATCGCAAAACACAGCGGCTCTGATGCCGATATATTTACAGCCAGCGCGGCTAGCTATATTGGGCAGTATATAAACGTCACCCCGTTTGGTCGTTTAAGAATTATTAGAAAGGTCAGCGACGCAAAGCTAGAGTGCTTTGCTGAGGTTCCGCTATTTAGCACAGATAATATTGATGACGCGGATTGGGAGTACGAAGAGGGGTATGAAGATACTTGGTCAAGCACACGCGGCTGGCCTCGGTCTGCTACGTTTCATGAGGGTAGGTTATTCTTTGGTGGGACAGAGACTAGGCCATCAACAGTTTGGGGCTCTAGGGTCGGGGACTTTTTTAACTTCGACCCCGGCGAGGCATTAGACGACGCATCCGTCGAAGCCACTATGGACACCGGCACGTTTAATGCAATTATTGATATGTACTCTGGGCGTCACTTGCAAATTTTTACATCTGGTGGCGAGTTCTATGTCCCACAAACTCTTGACGAGCCGATTACCCCAAGCAATTTAATTATTAAAAACCAGACTGCTTTCGGAACTAAAGAAGGCGTAAGAGTTGTAAACATAGATGGCTCGACCCTGTTTGTTCAGCGTCAAGGAAAGGCCATACAAGAATTTATTTATAGTGATAGCGTAGCTGCATACACATCTGCTAAAATATCCTTGTTGTCATCTCATCTATTGCTTAACCCAAATGAGATGGCCGTAAGGCGTTCGACCGGTACAGACGAAGGCGACCGCCTAATGATAGTAAACGGGATTGATGGGTCTATAGCTTGCTACACTATTTTAAGATCTCAGAATGTGGTTGCTCCGTCGAAGTGGCAAACTGATGGCAGGTTCGTTAGCATCGGCGTTGATATTTCTGATATATATTGTGTGGTACGCCGCGATATTAACGGTGTTATTAATCACTATGTCGAGTTATTTGATCCTAGCGTTCTTTTGGATAGCTCTAAAACAGGTGGAGCAGCAAGTTCTGTTAATGTACCACATCTTGAGGCTGAAACAGTTAAAGTCATTCGTGATGGGATTATTGAGGCAGACCAGACTGTAGGCGCGTCTCCGTCGACCGTTACATTTGCAACAGCCGCCACAACTAGCTACGAGGTCGGCTTAAACTTTACAACACAAGTTAAAACATTACCAACTGAGCCCAATCTCAGCAGCGGCTCAATCAGGTCATTTAAGAAGCGCGTCTTTGAGGTTAGTGCTGAATTGTTTGAGACGCAGTCTTTAAACATTAATGGTAAAGAAATTTCTTTCCGTAATTTTGGTGACGCCGCTTTGGATGACCCGATTGTAGAGTTTACTGGCCTAAAGACATTGAATGGCATTTTGGGTTATACTTACGACGGGCAAATCACCATAACCCAAACAACACCGTTAAAGATGACGGTGCTTGGAATAGACTATAAAGTTAGCGCAGGACAGTAGTATGGCAGAGGTAGCATATTTTGTAGCAGCAGTGGCGACCTATTCAGCGGGTCGAAAGGCAGCACAGGCGCAAGCCAAGCAGGCTGCGTTTGAGCTGCAACGCTCTCGTCAAACGTATCTGCAATCTAGGCAAGAGGGAATTGCTGTTCTTGATGAGATGTTACAGAACGCAGCTTCTGTGAACGCATATGCTGGCGCTGGCGGTATTGACGCATCTAGTGGTAGCGTTGACCGCATTGCTACCTTTAATCTATCTAGGGGCGTAGCTGACCTAATTACGTCTGAAGAGGCAGGACAATTTGCCTTGAGAGCTGGCACCCTACAGTCGGAACAGCTTATGGAACAGGCTAAAGCCACACGTATTAATGCGC